CTTTTAACTGCAGAATCAAGAAACATTTCATTCATTAACATGTTAGCGAGATAGGCATTATAATGAGTATTATAAGCTAACAAATCCATTAACACCGATAGGCTGGATCCTTCAAAATCATAGTCTGTAAACTCATCCTGAGCTTCCATGAAGGTTTTTAAATTAAGCTTGATCTGATCAAAGTCGAGCTCTGCAATTCTTAAATTTGACATTATCTTACTCGGGTAATGAAGGTTGTTAAAGTAATAGGTTTATCTGAATTATTTAATCTAAAAATAATATCAAGATCAATCTGGTTTTGATCTGATCTATCCCGAATATTAACATCTAATACTGTAGCTCTTGGTTCAAATTTGTTAATTACATCAAAAATGGTTTGCTTCATAACCTGTACTGTTACAGGGGTAAAGTTCTCGAACAACATACTGTATATTTGACACCCTATTTCAGGGTGAAAGGGACGCTCGTAGTGCTTCGTAGAAATCAAATTCCTAAGAGAAGCTTTAACTGATTCTTCATCATTCTTCTTTGCCACATCTCCAGTGACGGGATGTCTTGTAAAGAGAAGGTTAAAGTCAGAGTATTGTCTTGTAGTTCTGGTTGCCATGTTTATATTTATATCAGCCCACGAACACGTCTGAGCTTCCCTCTCGGATACTATCGTTTCTTGTGTCCTTATCTCCTAATCTACAAACCCTAACTCCATTTGCAAAGACAGTAGAGCTTGCCTCTACCATTGTATCCATTCGTGTGTCCCTATCTCCAATACGAACAACACCAATCCCATTTGCAAAAACGGTAGAACTTCCAATATTCTTCGTGTCATTCCTGGTGTCTTTATCACCAATTCTTGCTACTCTTGCCATTATGCTAACTGTGTTAAGCCCTGGGAATGGGTCTTGTGGTTGAAGAAAGTAAGTACTTGTAATCTATTAGTAGGTGTAAACGATATATGAATCCATGGATTATTAGTGTAGTTACAATACTCAAGTAAGAACTGATCATAACGTAGTACTTTAGCTATCTGTTGAGCAATTTCGTAATACTCTTTCTTAGTAGCACCTTTAAACTGAATATCTGCTGCTAGCCCTTTTGGGTGTTGAGATGTAGCGTTATTACCCGGTAGTCTAAATGCCGAGGTTACAAACATATTTGGATATAACTTTTTAACTGGCTCAAGTACGTTGAGTGCTAACCCTTGTAAGTTATACACAATCTCTCCATATGTTAGACCTGCTTGAGCTTGAATAACATCCCTTGTCACCGCTGCTTTATTGGAGAGCATCTCAATTGTAAAGTTAGGGGAGATATTATAATTACCTGGAAGCTGGGTTGCCTTCTTAAGATTTTCATCTTGCGCCACAGTCGTACCTTGTGTAGACTGTACAGAGGTACTATCTACAGCAACTGGACCTTTATCGATATCAGCTGCAGTTGCATAACCACCACTGATAATAAGATTCTTTTGATTAGTATAATCCTGACCTGTCTGAGTTTGCTCTTCCAATAACAATGATTTATTATCAGCAAGGGTCATTGCCTGAGGATCGCTAATATCGATATAGCTAATATCTTTACGACCTGATAAAATACCTATATTAGATATACCCGCAATTGCAGCAGGCTCACTGGTAAGTGAATCTCCGCATCGACAGAATGACCGGATTGTAAATGTGTTTCATTACCATCCGCCGTAAACTCACCCCCCGCTTTATTACTAATTACCCCTGTAGCCTGGTTCTTTAAATCACCAGCTGCCTTGGTATTAATATCTTGTTCTGCCTGGGTGAAAATACTTTCATTAGCATAATTGTAGAAATTATCTGCTTGGTTATATGTTGTAGTTGTATTCTGATATACAGAGACAGCTTGTACATAAATGCTTGTATTTGCAAGCATGTTAATATCTTCTGTGGCATGTAGATTTAATGCTGTGTTTGAAGTCATATTCAAGACTTCGTATGCTTGAACGTTAACATTAGCACCTGTAATGTTAACCTCTTCTGTTGCTGATAGGTTTAAAGTGCCGCCCGCCTGTGCGGTAATGTCATTATGACAGGTAAGATTCACATCACCCTCAACTTCGATATTTGCATCATTACCAACAAAGATATTGCACTCACCATTAACAGAAATATCTGCCTTACCACTAATTGCAATCTTACCGTTCTTGTCTATAATCTCGTACGACGATCCGACCGCTCTTTTTACTACCGATCCATTAGCATCAATTTCTATAAACGTACCTGACCTATGATAGATATGAAGTCGTTCAGACCCCGGGGTATCATCTACCTCAATCACATGGCCGGATTCTGTTTCGGTTACTTTATTGTAAGGATATGCGCCTCTGAAAGCAGATTCAGGTTGATCCCATGCTTCACCAAATGGAAGCTTTGCACCAATCATCCTGGCTTGATTTTTCTTTTGTACGATCGTACCTCTTACATCACCCTGTGCTAATTTATTTGTCTCCGACATACCGGAATATTCTTTTGTAGGGTATGTGGCACCAGGGTCTTGAAACCCCTTCTCGAGTACAGCAAGCTTCTCATTGTTCTCCACTGTATCAATACTGAACCTTTTCGATTCTTCTAATGCTAAATCGGCAGTTACACTTGTAAAAGCTTCGTCTACATTTGTCATTGCTTGGTCGGAAGTTCCTGCAGCAAAATAGGAATCAATATTTGATATCGTTGATGGTGGTGTTGTACCACGGCTAAACACAGCATTTGCAAACCCACCGAGCGCTGCTGTAATTGATTTACCAATTGTAGGGGTTAAGCTCTGTACCAGGTTTGAACTTAAATTATCAAAGTTAATAATATTAAATTTGTCTTTAGGTAGATTTAATCTAAGTTGATTTTGTATAGCCGTTACAACTTTATCTGTCATTTGACCAGATAGCTGGGTTTGTAATATTCCATCTAGATTATTTGTAAGACCTGCAGGACCTTGATTGCCAGTAACTATATCAACCGGATTTATCCCTCCTATAAGATTCTTAGGAATATCAGTAAGTTGAAAGTTTGCTGTAGTACCAACCCCCTTAACAACCGAGGATGATGTTTCCTCTGCTACTCGTGAAACAATAGCACGGAGGGTGGCATTAGGAATGTTAAGGTTAAGCGCATTTATTTTATTAAAGATACTATTTTCAAGTACACCTTTAATTTGCGTTGTAATTAATGGATCCATTATTTAATTAATCCTAGTAAGGCTGCTTTTTCTGATTGGTATCTACTCTTAACACCATCTCTAATAGATTGTGAACTTGATTTAAACAAAACATCTACATTCTTTATCTTCCATTCGCTCACCAATGTAACAATATCTTTATCAGTAAGTTGACTCTTACCTAGAAGGGTTTCGCGAAATGCTGTTGTATTGGCAGGTCCAAATTGAACAGCTGTCGACCAAATTAAATCTTGAACAGCCGGGCCGTACTTAGTTAGATCTAATCTTGACCGTTGTAGATTAGCAACCGCCACATCATAGTACTTACGTTTAATATACTCATGCTGGTCTTCATTAAACTCGGCTGTATTCGTTGATGCAATTTCTCTCCATTTAGTGTCAAACCCTGCTGTTGCAGGTACAAGCCCGGCAAACTTATCTTTAAACTTTGAACTGCCGAGATATTGCATTACAGGTGAAGCTTTAGCAGAAGGTCTTGCTTTTCCACTTGCCATTACTTCCGGTAGATAAGATGCAAATTGATACGTACCATAAGATGCTCCACCAAGATCCCCACCAGCTGCGCCCACGTAAGCATTTATTACACCAGGTCCCTTTCCCCCAGATTCATACCTTTCAGATGTCTGTCCCAGAACCCACCCCTCTACCTTGGGAGTGCCTGCTCTAACGGGTTCACCTTGACCATCTACCACGGGGTTACCGGACCCATCTTTTAAGATACCATCAGAAGGATTGGTAACCTCTGGTGGCTCAGCTGTCTGCTTAAATGCACCTTTAGCCGCTTTTGTAGCAATAGTACCAAACATAGCTGGTTGCTGCATGTCTTCCCCATCAAGGAAGAAACCAATAACCCATGTACCGTTTACAGGACCAACAGGGGAAGAGCCAATACCTGAAATAGCTGCTGATGTAATAGGCTGTATTGGAATTGCCCAGGGTAGGCTTTTAGTTGGAAGTAATTCCTGACTATCAGTATGATAACCAAATATACGTACCCTACACCTACCAAGTCTTTCCGGATCCATCCGGTCCTCAACAACCCCAATCCACCAGTTAAACCCATCCTTATTAAATATTCTTTGCATAATTAACCCTTACTATTACTATCGACATCAACATATAAAGAATCCTTAACAACTTCCATAGTCATTTTGTGTTCATTTTTATTTATTTTATGGTGAATAGCAGTTATAAAATAATAACCTGAATATTGTTTATCCTGTGCACCAAGAACCTTGTCTGTTGCGTCTTTAGGTCCAAGCGCAGGGTAGTCAAAGTATAATATTCTACCAATCTCAACATCTGTTCTACCTGGTACTGTCATAACCATTTTAATATTTGTTAACTCTAACATACTTGATAATCTGTTACCGTGAATCTGTCCCATCTTCTCACTTATGTTGTCTGGGAAGTCATTAAAGAGTTTTGGATTTTTTGGATAAAAGCTAATACTGGAAGCAAAATTTACAAACGTTTCTTGACTGAATGTAGGTATAGCAGTTGCGCCAGGGCCAGATATGTGAAATTGATTTTTATAATTACTTACATGATCGTAATCAATTTGCTGGTATTCCTTGTTATACATATCGAGGTATATCAATCGACTACCTAAGTAACCGTTAGTATAATTTTTAATGTAGTCTGCAGTTTCTGACATTACAACATCTTGAGCGAGAAACAATTCTCTATTAACATCCGTTGTGCCTTCATCAGATCTAATATTAGATGCTGCAATATGATAACGACCAATATAATTATTATTTAAGCTTGCATCTTTAAATAAATTCTCTAGTGTACCAAAATAAAAGTTTTTATTTGATTCAAAAAATATAAAGTTGGCAGCAGTAGTAGTTTTAGGTAGAGATTTAGTAGCTAACCAATTTATACATTTAAATGCTGTCCACCCCGGTGATATAAACTTAACCTTGTTAGAAGCTTCATCCATAATAATAAGTTCAGTTACTTTTTCATTTTCTGTAACGCTTGTTTCGTTTTCCGAGGTATTAAAATTGCGAGAAGAAGCTACATAATTAGAAAATATATCCGCAACAACATCGATCATATCTCCCTCAAATGGTACAAATAATGGTAGGAGTACATCATAAAAAACTTCAATTGAGACAAAATGTAAGGTATACGTCTGAGTATTAGTATCTCTAACAATCTCCCGGTCCGTTAGTTTATATATTCTAAAGGTCTTCTCAATTACATCTTTATCACTAAATGATGGTGTTCTAAGTTTAACATTTAAAAACTCTTCACCATGGATGTTAAGCTTCTCAATTAAATTTCTACTATCCGTAAGTATAATATTACCATATAAGTAGTTTGAGAAAATATCTTCAAATATATTTAACTCAACTATAAATTCTGTAAGATCGGTAATAATGTCCGTACAGTTAATTAGCTTAAGCTGTTCAATATTTACCTGACCAGCTTTTTGCAGACCTTCGCTTGTTGCCATATTATAACTCTAAATTCTTTTTAAAATCTTTTACTACAGCGTCCACATACTGAGACTTTAACATCTTTATTCTACGCTTTGATTCGTTAACAGTATCTTCATATGTATAATTAGTAACGGCAGTACCAGAAATTGTACTTGTCGCTGTTATGTTCGCTCTGATACTTGCATTAGAGTTAAGTTTAATTTGATCACCGGTAATAAACCCACCACTAGTTACAGTTATAACTACATTAGAGCTTGATATCTTAGATGTAATATAACCTATTCCGGTATTGGTATTATTAATAATTGCAGCACCTGCTGTAAAACTAGTAAACGCAACGTTTGACGTTAAGTATACATTGCCGTTTGTGTACACTTCATCTGCATCTTCGTAGTGATGTATGGCGTTTACGTTAGCATATTTTCCTTCAGTGTAGTTTGCAAGATTATCAGTTGACATAACCCAGTCAAATCGTGGATCTATAACATTGTTATAATGTAATATAAGCCAATGTAGGGCAGGATTACCATAAAATTTATCAGCTACCAGTTCAGGTGTCTCACCATCTTTAACATCATAGGTATCGAAGAGCCCGAGATTATTCTTAACATAATCATTAATTTTAATTCGTGCTGTTATATTAGTAACAACTTGTGCTGATGCTCTGTCATCGAGTGAGTAGTAAGTATAGGGAAATGCTGCAAAATACATTATTAATATCCCTCCCTGATACTTTTTCTAGTAAGAATTTCAAGCTCACGGAAAGTTAAAGTAAGATTTATTTCAGTTGGTGTACCGTCTTTAAAGGTAGAAAATTGTTCTCCTCCATAACTAATATCAAGGTTTTCAAGAGCACAGGGTCTGAATTTGTGGAAGTATGGATTTACCTTCGATTCAAAATAATATGTAATTTGAAATTCTGAAGGGTAAATAAAAAAGAGTTTTCCAGCTGATAATTCAGGATGCATGTGCTCCTTAAACAATTCTAAAATATTATGTACAGAATAAGACTCTGCCTTACTCTTTGGAAAGAATTTGTATTTGAAATTAAAGGTTCTAAAATCAACAGACTCAAAAACAATTTCCCTAAACGGATTCAGCGCTGTACCAGAAGATTTACTTATAGCAGAGGATAGATCACCACCACCAAATGCACCAGGTAGTTTTGCCATGGAAGCGCCCATGGCTGAGGCTGCCTCTCCAGCACCACCTTTAGAATCTAGTACACTACCACTTAGTAACCCCATGAGAGTTCCAAGATCTTTATTTGCATAGTTCATACTGTATTTAACAGTAGGTGGACCATCAACATATAACGCAATTGCATCTGAAATTCTATGCGAGGTATCCTTCTTTAACATATCCAAATTAGATACAGCTACGGCTGCAACACCCCCTGCTACTAACGCCGTGCCTCCTACGATTGCAACCTTAGCAGCTGTTTTTCCTGCTGCCTGCGCTCTAGTTGGAGCTATAGATTTTGCCCCTGTCTTACCCACACTTCGTGTAGCATTACTTACCAAGGAGCTAACCGCGGCACCTGCTGCCACTGCGGCTGCGGCTGCGGTGCCTGCTACTGCTGCAGTACCGAGTTGATCGGTTGTTAACCCTCCTGAACTCTCAGCTCTCTTAACTTCAAACAATCTCTTTGCGCCAGTATCATAGGTTGACTTACCTCGCACATTAATATTGAACAATACAAAATGCTTAAGATCTTGTGACCCTAAATCTGATGGGTATGTGTGAGCCCGTATATTATACTTATTACCCTCGGTCGTAAGCTCTTCAGCAGGATTGGCAAACTGCTGTTGTACTTGATCTACATAATCGGTATAGGTAGGCATGAATTTTCCATAAATAGTGGATTACAGTGAATTATATTATATTTATCAAGATATGTACAAAGCAACTTACAAAGGTCGGTACAGGGTCCTTAACCCTGCAAAGTATAAAGGTAACATCAGTGATGTTATCTATAGGTCCAGCTGGGAGCTTAGGTTTATGAAATGGTGTGATACCAATACCTCGGTGCTAGAATGGGGCTCTGAGACAATGATAATCCCTTATAAGTCACCCGTTGATAACAAGATACATCGGTACTTTGTGGACTTCTATATTAGAGTAAAAGATAGACATAATACTATTAGTAAGTATTTAGTGGAGATAAAACCCGAGAAATTCACAAAGCCACCCGACATACCTAAACGACAAACCCAAAGATTTATATGAGGTATTCCAATACGGCACTAATCAAGCCAAATGGAAGGCGGCTAATGAATACTGTATGGATCGTGATATGAAATTTCTTGTTTTAACTGAGAAAGATCTTGGGATTTAGTAGATAAATATAATTATGGCTAATACAAATCCTTTTTTAGATATTCGAATGAAAGCGGGCGATGTTCCGCGATCACTTACCTGGTATAAATCCCAGATAAATTCTATTGCTTCGATTAAGCCGAACAAGCTTCTTACAAATACACCAGATCTTACTACGAGAATAATGCCTGGGTACATGTACATGTTTATGTACGATGCAAAGTTAAAAGAAACATTACCCTATTGGGATATGTTTCCCCTGGTGCTTCCGTTTAGGAAGGTTCCTGATGGCTTCTACGGTTTAAACTTACATTACATTCCCTATATGGCAAGATTTAAGTTGCTGGGGTATTTGCATGAGCTTGCAATTGATAAGAAAATGGATGAAGAAACAAGATTGTTGTTAAATTGGAGAATATTGAATAGTTCATCCAAGTACGACCCTGTTAAGGCTTGTGTTAAACATTACCTATATGAACAACTAAAATCAAAGTTCCTTCAGGTTAAATACCCTGATTGGATTACCGCATCCCAATTACCAGTTGAGCGATTTATTGGTGCTAATAAAACAGAAGTCTGGAAAGATTCAAGGGCTAAGTATTAATGTCAAAAGCTAATTTTAACTTAGATGATTTTCGAACCACCATCGCCATTGATAGTTTAGCAAGAACTAACAGGTTTGAAGTTTTAATTATTCCTCCCGCTGGTATGCAGGCAACGGGTATGGGGGAAATGGTAAGTTTGTATTGTGAGCAAGCCAGTCTTCCAATGCTGAACATATCCTCTAAAGCTTTTAAGATCTTTGGTCCTACATATCAAAGACCTGTTACTTCAGAATACGGGGGCGAGGGGATATCGTTTGCCTTTCACGTAGATAGGGACATGGATATTAGAAGATTTTTTGAGAACTGGATGCATACTATTATCGACCCTGACGACTTTACCGTTGGGTATCAGCGGGACTACATTACAAGTATCTTTATAAGACAGTTAGACGAACAAGAAAATGTAACGTATGAGGTAGAGTTAATCGATGCATTTCCAAGAAATATGAATTTAATGGAACTTAATAATGCTGCTACAAATCAAACACATAGATTGAATATATTATTTGCGTACAGGTATTGGAGAAATACACAGAGATCGAGTACAGCATATAGAACACCTACAATTGTAAGCCCAGATGAACTTTCATCTACTCAGGCTAATAATACAAGATCAGAGTTTGCGAAGGCTGATCCTAGACGAATTGATAGATAATAACAGGAGAATATTATGGCTTTACCAAAATTAGAAACACCAACGTATGAATTGAATTTACCTTCTACAGGTAATAAAATTAAATTTAGACCCTTTCTTGTTAAAGAGCATAAGGTGCTGTTAACAATGTCGGAGGCAGAAAATGAAGAAGTTTCACGAATTATACGGGAGCTTGTCGATGTGTGTACCTTTAAGGAACTCAAGGTAAAAGATTTACCTCACTTCGATATTGAATATATCTTTATGAACCTACGGGCAAAGTCTATAGGTGAATCGGTAGATGTAGTTATTAATTGTGAATGCGGTACTAAAATTGATACCAGTTTTAGTATTGAGGATCTCAAGATTGAAGTTAAACCTGATCACAGTAATAAGATTAATATTACAGATGATATTGGTATTGACATGAAGTACCCCAATATTGACGAAGTTGTGGGAGTATTTGCATCAAAAGATAACCAATCGGTAATCGATTTAATTATTAATTGTGTAAAAGCTATTTACAATAAAGACGAGTATTGGGAGGCGGCTGATCAAACTAGGGCAGAATTAGAAGAATTTATTTACTCTTTAACTAAAGAACAGTTTGATAAATTGGAAAAGTTTTTTGTTACATCACCAAAAATCGTACAGATAATTGAATGTGATTGCCCGAAATGTAATAAGCACAATGTATCGCGGCTTGAGGGATTACAGAATTTTTTCGTATAGCCCTCTCACATGATTCATTAGCTAACTACTTTACTTTAAATTTCTCGCTGATGCAGCATCATAAGTACAGCCTTACAGAGTTAGAAAATATGATGCCATGGGAGAGGGAGATTTACGTTTCATTACTAATTGACTATATTAAAAAGGAAAATGAAAAGCTTAAAATGCTTAAACAAAATGCAAGGAATCTATAATGGCAGACGAAGTTAAAAGCGCAAGCGAATTAAAAAAAGAAGATTGGATGAACAGTAAGTGGCGTCCGATGATGGGTTGGCTATATATGGCCACATGTACTTTTGACTTTGTTATTTTTCCAATACTATGGAGTCTATTACAAACTGTTGCAAAAGTTGGCCAGATTACACAATGGCAACCACTAACTTTACAGGGTGCAGGCCTGTACCACATTGCAATGGGTGCAGTGTTGGGGCTTGCTGCATTTGGTAGAACACAGGAAAAATTAGCCGGAGCAAACAACGGCGGCATATCTCTACCAATGATGCCTGTAAGCCAGACAGTATCTACCACGTTTAATTCATCGCCAGATACTGGCAATGATACTCCTATGCCTGTGATTAGAAGACCAATAATTAAACCTAACCTGGATCAATAATGCAATCTCCATCAGCAGATCCTAGCTTTAAAGCGTTCCTTGATAAACTCAAGGAGCAAACTGGTGGTGGGATTTTAGCACAAAAAGAAACTACCAAAGGTATTGATAAAACCAATGAAAGTCTAAGTGACTTAAAAGATGAAACTTCATCTGTAAGAGATTCTTTAAGAGATGGGTTACATGATGTCAGCGATGATGTAATAGAGGTTCAAGATCAACTAGACACTGCAAATGATACATTATCTAGGATAACTACGGTATTAGAGGGGCTTAAGGAAGTTATTACAGGCGTAAAAGCTGCAGTACAAAATGTTGGGTCAGATGTAGGTAAGTTTATTGATAGTGGTCACCTGGTTGCTACCATGGGTGCTATAGGGATAAACACTAATAAGTTACAAGATGAACAATTAAAAGAGATTTCATTAGTAAGAAAATTAACTGAAGGT